CTGATACCGTGATCGCTGAGGCTGTTAGCCAAGCGGTCAATCTGTGCGCATCGACACTGATGAAAGACACGTTTAAGTCTGGCTATAGCCCCTCGTGATCGAGTGATCGATCCATGGGAGCTGTTCGCCAGTTGGCTTGCCGCTGTGTTAATGCTCTACCTACTTGCCTTTACGGAATTGGGCGAGCATTACATACGGTTGCCGCTTTCTTAATCCGCGTAAGCGGAAAAGAAGTTTAAACTCTTTCATCTAAAGGTTCTAAGCTATGCTTCCTCAATCACTGAAGGGCATAATCCGTCAAATGCTGTCGGATGTGAATACTCCTCGTGCACTTACCGTGCATCTCTTAATCGAGAATGAGGAGTTCGGTCAACTTGTGAATCTCAAAGTTGACCCCGCGCACTATGATAACCCTGACCATTTTTGGTTAGACTATCAAGTGACCGAACTGCTGCGTAAATGTGCCGATCTCCCTACGGGAATCGATACAAAAGCAGTAGCCTTGGAAGGTTTTCACGCTGCCGAGAGGCAGTGTGCTCAAACCAACTTCCGTCTTCAACCGATCCTCGAAAACCTCCCTATGGGAGCCTTGGAGTATCGTGCATGGGATTTCTCCCGTGACGCTAAAAGGTTGGTAACGGAGATCCTGGGTCATCTTCCGATGACTTTGGATCGTAGTAGGTTTGGACCTGGCGCGACATTCACGGATAAGGGGCGCTTAACCACAGTGCCTCATAAGATGCAATCACAACCCAGTGTAACTTCTGACGCAAAAGTCTTTGAGTCCTTTTGGACCGAAACCAGCTGGTTTCGGGCTCTTGCTCAGGAGTTCCCTGATCGATCCGCACCACTAGTGGTGCGTGGAAACCGTTTCACAACGGTCCCTAAGGATGCCACAAAAGATCGTGGCATCGCCATCGAACCCTCGCTGAATGTGTTCTTTCAGCTCGGAGTCGGTAGCTTACTTAGGTCGCGCCTTTCGAAGTTTGGTATTGACCTTGATGAGGGTCAATCCACTCACCGCCGGATGGCGTGTGAGGCCTCGCAAACAGGGCAACTCGCGACGATCGATCTTTCATCTGCTAGCGACACGGTGTGCACCAATCTGGTAAAGCTTTTGCTGCCCAGTCATTGGTACGAAGTGCTTAACAGCCTTCGATCTCCCACGACAGATGTCGATGGGAGGACACACCATCTGCAGAAGTTCTCCAGTATGGGGAACGGTTTCACTTTCGAGCTTGAGACGTTGCTGTTTACAGCAATTTGTCACCAAGCAATTGTAGCCACTGGGGCCACACCGATAGTCGGTGTAAACTTTAGTGTCTACGGAGACGACATAATCGTCCCTACCGAAAGTGCTGCAGAAGTCCTCGCGTACTTGGGCTTCTTCGGTTTCAAGGCCAATCAACGAAAAACCTTCGTGGACGGCCCCTTCCGAGAGTCCTGTGGGGGTGATTTCTTTAAGGGTATTGCGGTTCGTCCGTTTTACCTAAAAGAGATTCCTTCTACCGCAGAGGATTGGATAAGCTTCGCGAATGGGATCCGGAGGTCTGCTTCCCAGCAGCTTCCCGAATTCTTTGACCCGCGTTTCAAAAAGACGTGGTTCAAGATTCTGGATCAAATTCCCACAGCTATCCGTAAGCTTCGTGGTCCGGTTAGCCTCGGCGACATTGTAATTCATGACCATCGGTCCACTTGGAAAATGAAAACTTCCAAGGGGATTACGAAAATCATGGTTTACAGTAGCCAAGCTTCGAAGATTTCTCTTCGAAAATTCCGACCATTAACGCAGCTAGCAGCGGCCTTATACGGAATTCCTTCTGACGGAATTGCCCCGCGAGGGGCGTTACGTCGGTACCGTATAAGAGTAACTACTGTCCTTTGGCAGTAGTGCCGCGATAAGGCGGGGTTCGCAAGGCCCCGCTGGGTTTAAAGAAAG